CGGTGACAACATGGGCCAGAAGCCCCGCTCCGGCATAACTGCGTGCAATGGGTTTTGAAGGTACTGGTGCCTGCACGATATGGTCGCACCGGCAACAGGCCTGTTTCGGACGTTGTGTTTCGATAACCTTAAAGGCGCTGCTGATAAGCTCCAGTTGCTCTGACACATCACATCCCAGAGAACTGAGTTCACCACCACAGGCAGGACAGCATTCCTCTTCCGGCCGGATAACCCGGGTTTCACGGGGAAGTGAGGCCGGTAACGGTTTACGGGCTGAAGACTGGCGCAGGGCGGATGGCAGTACCGGGTCATATTGCTCACCCAGCGTTTCCGCCATTTCTTCCTGAAGTGCGCTGATTCGCTCCTGTGCTTCCTGTATCTGCCGTTCGGTTTTTGCACGAAGTTTTTCTGAGCTTTTACCGAACTGCATACGTTGCAGTTTCGCAACCAGCGCCTTCAGCCGGTTGATTTCGGAAGCATAAGCCGCCACCCGCTGTGAGAGCAGGCGGTTGTATTCAGCCATCTGGCGGATGGTGTCCTGTTGCGTCTGCAACAGTGCCCGCAGGCGGGCGTTCTCATGAGCAAGTGAGGTGTCCATATCCTCACTTTACAACGGGTTATATGCGGATTCCAGCGCGTTCCGTTCGTTTCGGGTGCTTCCAGTTGATACCTTCAAGAAGCATGGATAACTGAGCCGGAGTAAGGTGCACCTTGCCGTCACGGGTGACTGGCCAGACGAAGCGGCCCCGCTCCAGGCGTTTGGTGAAGAGGCACAGTCCGTCACTGTCAGCCCACAACACTTTTATCTGGTCACCCCGGCGTCCGCGGAAGATGAACAGGTGTCCGGAGAACGGGTCATCCTTCAGGACGTTCTGAACTTTTGATGCCAGGCCGTTAAAGCCATTTCGCATATCGGTGATACCTGCAACCAGCCAGATACGCGAACCTGCAGGGAGAGATATCATCAGTGGCTGCTCCCTTTTATTTCGCGGATAAGTGTCTGTAATAACGCCGGCGTCAGTTTACCTTTAAGCCTGAGAGTTCCGGCCGGCAGAACCAGCTCACAACACAGACTGTCGGACGGTGTATTTATCTGCTCTGGTTCCTGTGCGGGGGCCGGGATTTTATTATCCGGCTCCGGCGTTAACGTCACGGGAAGCAGTGCCGGCATATTTTTTCCGGAAGGCAGCAGGCCACCTTTCCGGTATTGATGGCGCCAGTTGAAGAGCAGGTTATCGTTGATTCCGTTTTCCCGGGCGATCTGCGCCACACAGGCTCCGGGCTGCAGTGACTGCTCCACTAAGGCGATTTTAAACTCATAAGGGAAGTTGGGCCGCCGGGGACGTTTTTTTACCACGGGGGCTTCGGATATAACGGTGCTTTCAGGACGTACGACTGGTACCGTGGAAAATTGTCCGTAAAGGCAGGCATCAAGTTCCTGCTCCGACATGCCTGCGGGCAAAGGCCACGAAAGGCCAGCTCTCCGAAAGCGCACGAACATACTACAAACTGTTGATTTTGGTACACCCAGGCGACGCCCGGCCACAACCCGGGGTAAATGTTCTTCAAAGTGAAGACGTAAAGCTTCAGTGATCCAGGTCCGGTGTTTCATACGATAGTGTCCATTAAAAATGATGGACATTATTTTTGTAGAGCCGGAGGAAACAGACCAGACGGTTTAAATGAGCCGGTTACGTTTCAGTGCGCTCCGGACTTCTTCAGAGCGCAGAACTTCCTTCACTGCCTCAGCAGTGACCAGCGATTTTATTTCTGACATAGGATTTTCTCGTTGAAATGGGTTATTAAGAAGGTTGTTCCGGAATGAGTGGGGCTTCTGTTTTTGCTCCGGCTGACTGACTGGCGCTGATTTTCTCTGCGGCCCTTTTATCAATCTGCCTGCGCCAGAAATCGCGCACTGCCCTGTACCCACCCGAAAGAAGATACAGCACACAGACCGCCGTACAGAAGTACAGCATCACCTGATGAATAAATGTCATAGTTTCTTACCGTTATGGTTGACAATGAGAACTGTTTTCATTTAAAAAACCGATATACGAAAGCATCTTTTCTTTACATTCTCCATTGGGATTCCCTCCGCCAGCTTCCGTTCCTGCCGCTGGCGGCTTTTTTTATCATGCCGCGGCATCCGCGTTGTTCACTTCCACCTTCACACTGTCAATCAGCAGCGTATATGTCGCCGCCTTTGATATGCCTGTCAGTTGCAGTTTGTCCGCCGCCCCTGATGCCGGAGATTTCACCAGTGTGAACGGCGTCCCCCGTTTCTCATCCAGTACCGGCGTCACCTGAATGCTGTTGTTTCCGGCAAACTCAAAAGCCAGTGTGTGCCATCCGTTATCAAAGACCCCGAACGTATCCAGCTTCGCATTCGGCTTCTTGTGGTACATCGCGTTCAGGTTCGTCGCATCCGTCTGCAGGAAGAAGGACATCAGCATGTCGTTGCCTTCCTCTGCCAGCGTCACTCCCTCCGGCAGGGACGACAACTGCCAGTAAATGCCCAGGGCAAACCGATTCGGCACCAGTGAACCCGGCAACTTAAACCGTACGCTCACACGTCCCCCCTTCTTCAGTAACTCCACTCCCTGTCCGGCTGCATCATGCTCCAGAAACCAGATGTGGTTTTCCGGTTTATTCAGTTGCAGGGCCTTACCTCCCGTAGCCCCCGCATCACTGACCACCGCTTCAGCAATGTTTTTGTTAACATTGTCTCCGCTCGCCGGTTTGTGATAATAGCGCCAGCCCTGTGATGCCAGGTCTTCGCCGGACGCCAGCAGACTCATCAGGGTTCGGTTACTGACCGGGGCTTCCGGCTCTCTCTCCGTACCTTCACCGGAAGGTCCGGTGGGCTTCACCGTATCAGGCTGTTTTCCGGTAATGAATTCAGCGGTTCTCCCGGCATGCACAAGAATCGCCGTTGCCAGACGGTCGGAAATAATCCCACGACGTGCCCATGATCCAAAATGCGTTTTACGGTCGGCCGTCGTCCAGGTTTTGGCGTCCGTTCGACCACCGGCTCCGTAATACCCAATATCCGCAACATCCGGATCTTCTGACGGCTCGTTGGTACCCACATTTCGCCCGTTTTCATCCGTCATAAACGGCACAAAGAAGATTTTTTTTGCGGATTTCGTCTTGTATGCACCATACACCGCATCGTATTGCGAAGAATAAGTCTGCTTCCAGTAGTAGGTCGTGTCGCCACAAATCCAGGGAACCGATGACGGAGAGCCCCCGAGACACTGACCTCCGAATTCCGACAGGTCAGAACGATATTTTTCCACCATGGAATCAAACAGCCCCGGCTGAGTGGCGTATGCACCCTGTTTCAAATCAAACTCGCCCTGCATCCAGACCACTGCAAGCAGAATATTTTTAGGGTTAGCCTTCAGTGCGGCCTGAGTACGGGTAAGCAGGTCCTTGTACAGTGGCTTATCTACACCCCAGCGTGCCGAGGTCTCGCTTGCGCCGGTGGATTCGCTGAAGGTACCTTCATCGCCCGCCAAAAATGCAGAACCACCACGGCAGCACGGAACCAGAAGAATACCGGCATTCGCCGGAATAAACGGCAACAATTTCTTCGCGATATGTAATCCCTGCCCCACGCATCCATACTGAGCTGCGCTAGCTTTCGGGTGTGAAAACTTACTCAAATCCTGAACATCATGCAGGCAGTGGTCCGCAGGAATAATGTCATTGTAGTTACAGGACGCACCACCCGGCGTGACAGTGCTGCGACGCGCCAGCTGTTTAATACGCGGGTCCGGACGGTCATATGTCTCCGGCAGCGGAAGCCCTTCACCATACGCCATACCGTTTGACTGCCCGGCCAGGGCAACAACAAAGTAATACTCCGGGTTGCTGGTGGTGCTGATAACTGCGCCTTCTCCATCCGACGGCTTCACCACCACAGGTGTGGTGACATCACCTTCCGCCGCAATGGCCTGCATCAGGGTATAAGGCGTGATGGCCACCGGACTGCCAAATGGCTGCCACCCCTCCTTCAGTTTTTGTGTCAGTCGCTCCGCAAGGTCTGACGGCGACGCCGCCCTGACCACGTCATAGTGTTTAAATGCCATGAATCCTCCCGGCCTGGATAATATTGTGAGTAAAATGAGGAGCGGGCTGAAGTCCGGAAGTTACAGGACAATGGCAGAAGATAGACAACAGCCCGCAATACGAAAAAGGCCGCGCTATTGCGCAGAGTGATTACTGTCGGATATTATTCGCCAGCTGAAATATTACTTCACGTTTTGTTGTTTATTCCTTGCCGCCCGCGTCTCCCTGCGCGGGCTTTTTTTGTCCATAAGAAAGCCCCTCCGGAGAGGGGCTGGAGAGTGGCACTATGTGCCATTGCATGGTGCCGGGTGCCTCCCGGTGAATTCAGTACCAGCACCTGAATCCGCGATTATCCCATATACCTACTCGCTGATTGCCCCTCCGCACAGGGGGATTCACCATGCCAGTTTCTTTTAACAAACTCCCCGCAAACCAGACAACAGTCAACCGCCTGAATTGTGAGACATTTAAAAAAAAGCCCGCAAAAGCGAGCCAGGGAAAATAAGTGTGGCGCGTTCTACTGTATTCGAACCAGTGACCGATTGCTTAGAAGGCAATTGCTCTGTCCGGCTGAGCTAACAACGCAGGATACAGATAATGAACCGCCTTCGGGGACCCGAACTCCGCGCAACCAGCTTCGAAGGCTGGCGCTCTTTCCTGATGAGCTAATGGCGGTATGTGATGGTGGCCCTTGCTGGATTTGAACCAGCGACCTGGCGATTATGAGTCGCTCGCTCTCACCACTGAGCTAAAGGGCCGAGCCAAAAAATAATAATCAGATGAAAATCAATAATCAAGCCCTTGCCTGGATACATATCTGTCTGGCGGGAAGCCATAATAGCGGTGAAATACAGAAATAAAGTAGGACCTGCTTGAATAACCGCATTTTTCTGCTATAGCCTGTCCATATCCATGCCGGGAACATAACATATTTACAGCAACACGCATCCGCTCTTCCAGCAACAAGCGACTGAACATGCCCCCTTCATTTTTCAGTTTTGTCTTTAACAAACTCTCACTCATATGCAACTGTAGAGCAATCGCACCAAGCGTCCAGCTTGCTGATATATCTGTCTGAATTATCGCCCTGACTTTGGCACTTATGCTGGATAAACATCCACTTAAAAACAATGACATCCGTTCATCTGTTTCAAACAGAGACAGGCAGGCCATCATAAGAAACATATCCGTGGCCTCTCCGGAAAATCCCTGGCTGGTAATTAAAGCCGCAGCCAACGCAGGATTGTTGGGTTCCAGCAACAGGTAAAGCGGAATGTCAGTCAGACGAGTCCTCGTCAGCTTATGCTGACTTTCCAGATATTGACTTACGACGGATTCGCTTATATCGACAATTTTAACTTTGCCATAATGCATAAGGAAAAGCTCCCTGATGCATTTGGTGGCCAGAACAACTGAGCCTGGCTTAAGTGACAACGTATCCTTTTCAAGAAAAATATTAATTGGGGAGCAAACCATGATAACTGAACAGACAACAGCCATTATAATTTTACTTTCATTAGCAATTGGTTAGCTCAATTATAGCCCCAAAAGGTAAATTATCATCAACACATAAGCAAAGGACTGACAGGTGTCGCCCCCCCACCAGCCGCCCATTCACCACAAATAAAAAGCCTTCAGGACTGAAGGCGTCTGTAACAACCGCACTGATAGTCTGCCAGACCCGCCATAACAAGCTGGGTCAGTATTAACTGGCAGCGTTCGCGTGAAAGGTAAGTATTCTGCGCAATCTCCCCGACTGTCGCCGGTTCGGTAACGCTTAATTCATCAAACACAACTCTGGCGGTTTCTGTCATATCCTGCTGTTTCAGCATGTCTTTTTACCCTTTCCGGTTAACGTGACATACCAATAACTCTTGTCTAAAAAGCCAGCAAGATAAAAAGCCAGTATTCACGACCACCAGCGTGTTTACTGTACTGCACCAAGTTTACAGGTACAAAAAACCCGCTCAGTGGCGGGGTTAAGTTGTGTGGCGAAGTAACCACTCTTAACACAATACAATACTTTTTGCGTACGCGTTAGTGTTTTGATAGAATTTTCAGCCACATAAAAATTCATTCTTATAATTCGGGATATATAATGGATATAACTTGTTTAGAATGTGGCAATGTTCTTGACGACCCAACTGTAGCTTGCGATAAATGCGGTGCCACGCCTCATGTTGTAGTGCTGGGCAAACAATCGTACTTTCCTATTGGTGCTGTAACAGCAAATCTTGAAAAAAATGATTCAAGAGCATTTGATTATCGATTAGGTGAAGTTTGGGATCTAAAAAATGAAGTCACATCTGAATTCATAACCAGAATTGAGAAAAAATTTAGCCGAAAAAACAAATTTCATAACTTCCTAGACTCAGATCACAACCCTTCATCCATTCCTACGATCCTAAAAAAATACATTAATAAAAATAATGAATTCATTGATTTATCTAGAGCTATAATAGAGAAGCTTAAACATAATGCTAATAACGAATCGAGAGTTGCCCAACTTCAGGGGGGGAGCGTTGTTTTCATCCACTATAAGTCTACCGAACCAGAGGATTTGGGGAAACTTCTAATCGTAATGGTTGATAAACAAAGCGCCTATGACTTTGATTCGGATAAGTTGACCCCAACAAGATTAAATCCAATTAATACCGATGCCTTACGGCAGGCTGCGATGTTCGATTTAACTTTATTCGAAGCCAGTTATCCAGAAAACAAGGGTGACTCATATGTACATTTCTTGCAAGGTAAATCTAAAAGCGATTTTTTCAAAGACTCATTAGGTTGCCGACATGATTCGGACAATAAAAGAAGCATTCAGCAATTATTCAGTGCTATAGATATTTTTGCTAGTAAAAACTCACTCGGTCGTGTACTGCGTGATACTATTGACAATGAAGTTAAATCCTTACTGGAAAAAAAATCAAAAGATAAACACGGAAATAAGTCCGTTAAGATAGAGGATATTTCAAAAATAATTGACTCATGCCTGACTGATTCACACAAATGTAAGGGAACGTTTGTCGATTTTGTTAATCTTAATGGTTTCCAGATTGACCCTCAATTTGAACCAACTCCTAAAGCAGCTGAAAGCGCGCTTACAATTGAAGTGGCAGATAACGACAATAATTTTAAGTTGAAAATAATGCGTGGAGCTATTGGAGACGAAAAGTCAAATAAGCCTGTAATTCTCACTGACAACAAATGCGAAATTGTGATAAAATTGAGTCAGGCAAATTATGATGAACTCAAAAGATATAGAGACAGCTAATAATGACAATTGCTGATGACTTATCAAGATTAGCGCAGATTATTAACGGAGCCTCAAGCAGAGTTGAGGGCTACTACACTGTCATAAGTCTTGAAGAAAGCATTGTTATTGTAAATAGTTCTGAAATAATTAGACTGTTACAATCTATAGGTTATAAAAAGGCAACAACCTGCATCGAAAATAATGAAATTTGGCTAGATCGCCAAGCTTCATCTTGGGATGACGCTATAATTTATGAGAATGTTGAGTCTTTTTGGTCTAGAGTAAACACCCAAAACGCTCTTCCGAAAAATTATATCATCGGAACGCCGTTAATACTCCCTACTTCTAAGAATGAAAGCATCGAAAAAATCCATATTTTCTTTATGTGGAAAGATATCCTTTCATTAATTGCTGATCATCATAACAGTGACTGCTCTGTCTTATTTTTCACCAATGAAGACAAAAGTTATACAGTCGAACTCACGCATTTTTTACAATATAGCGAGATTAATCGCTTATCGAACTCGTCTCTTAAATATGAAATTATAAAGGAGCTTCTCGACACAATAAAAATCAATGATTTACACAAAAGCGAGCGCAAGCTCGTTATACGCTCAGCCATAAACGAAGTATTTAAAGCAAATGGTACGTTCAATTTCTTTGACTTGCTTAACTCTACTGAACTCGTCAGGAAAAAATATGATGAACTATATGAGATTTACACAAAGAGGTTTTCTGTAAATAAAATTCTTAACGAACTCGATGAGAAAAATCTTGAGTTCACGAGTAAAATTAACGAATTCATATCATCTAATCAGACAAAAGCATTGACTATTCCCGGTGCATTAATAGCTGCTGGTGGCTTAGTGAAGGCTAATGAAACAACCGAAGCAATATTGATTATCGCAGGACTTTGGATGATAAAAAAAGTCAATTACATTTCTATTGAGATATTCAATGAAACATTCGACAACTTACGTTCTCGAGTGGAGTCCGCTTTCGATAAGTATTTAAAGTTTGAAGAAAATAAAGAAATCAAAGATAATGCAGATAGTATTAAGAGTAGCATTACAGGTTTGATTGATAAAGCTAAAAAAAGGATGAGAACTGTTAAATATCTCGCATCAGCCATGTTTTATGGAGGCCTTATTTACGTTGGATATAAACAGTTCCCAGTCTTTTTTGAAAAATCGGCAGTAAATCTATTTTATTTTTTATGCCATACTATAAGCTAACATTGCTAAACAGCCGTCAACAAACCCCATTGCAGTTTGCAGTTCCTTCCTAATTGTGCCATCAGAGCATTTTCTCTTCTTCGCAATAGTACGTAATGAGATACCGATAACAAAGTGGGCGATGATGAGCTCATATTCCTCTGGTTTATACCTTCTCAACCGAGCCACACAACTGTCTATCATGATGCCTTCGTCATCATCACACTGAATCCGTGACTTTTTGCCATGAGGTAAAAGTCCCTTGAAACCAGCCGCTATCGGCTGCCAGTCCACTCCGCTATTGTCTGAAGCAGCCCAAGCTCCCCAACGATCCATTACTTCATACATATCACGCATCAACTTTCTCCACAAAATCAGGCCAGCACACCAATTGCCAGCGCACGATCGATAAAACGAAATATCAACTCCAGCTGGGAGCCATACTTCTCTTCAAATGCCACGGTATCCGCATGCAGCTCGTCGTGATGCTTTCTGCACAAAGGCAACACAAAGAGATCATGCGCTTTTGTACCCATTCCCCCCTGACCGTGGCCTATCAGATGGTGGGGATCATCAGCAGGCTTTCCACAACATGCACACGGCTGCGTCTTAACCCAGCGCGTGTACTTTTCATTAACCCAGCGGCGACGTTTGGGGCGTAACATAAAAGACTCCGGCGACTCCGGATCCACTTTCAGCGCCAGCACCTTTTTCGCTTTATCCTGGATGATGCTGGTGGCAGGAACCGAAGGCACAAGGTCACTTTCCCGGGTGACAGACGGCACAACAGGCTTCGGTAATCTCAGTGCCTTACGGGCTGCACTTTCCGGTAAGGCATCCGCCAGGTCATTACGAATCAGCCACCAGCACAGTTCCGGCATTGTCACAACGTGACTGTCATCAAAACCGAGATCCCGACGCACAACAGACAACACCCAGCGGGCACAGTTATCCGTTGCCATTGATTCCAGCCGTTCCGTGAACTGATCGCGCAGCTGGTTATCGCAGTGCCAGCACAGACGGATTGCACCCGGAGCGTGTCGCATTGTGGTCATGTTCTCGCTGTGCCATCCGGAATGAGGCCACTGGCAGCCTTTTTCACGAAGTAACCAGCTTTCAAGACATTCCACGCCACCAGCACGACGGATCACTGCCTCATGGCGGAACACGGCCCGAACGGCAGGATCATCCGCCAGCGGTTGTGATGCCGCCGGAACGGCACCACTGGCGAAAGATGAATAACGCTCCGGCTCAGGCTCCAGCAGGACACGCCCCTGCATAAACAGGGGCATCAGCTCTGAACCTGGCCTGAACAATACGATCCCCATACGCGGGGCAATTTCAGGGGTCAGTAGTGCTCTCACAGTCACCTCAATGAACGGTATCGAGCAGCTTTAACAGCTCAGGAAATCGGGATTCGAAGAAATGCGGCTGCGTCTCGCGCGGATTTGCAGGACTGGTGATGTTCTTGCCGAACATGCAGCCTTTCGCGGTCAGCGACCAGAATTTTTTGATGTTGTTAATCGCGGTACGGCTGTATCGTTCGCGTTGTTCAACGATCCCCAGCTTCGCCATCTGGTGATATGCCTGATTAGCCGTCAGGCGGATACCATACTGCTTCAGCAGTGCACTCAGCGACAGCGTAGGGCGGCTTGAACCATCTGGCGCATCAGCAGGTGCATCAATGGCATAGATCGGCATAAGTTCAGGAAGACCAGCTACCTTTGATAATTTCTGGTATGCACCAAGTTTCGAGGAGTTTGACAGATTTAGAGTCTTTGCTGCTGATTCAAGCAGAATGACCCCGGATTTAATTTTGTCGGATGTGGTTTCTTCTGGTGATGAATTATGAAGCGCATCAAAAGTACGTATCACTTTTAAGCTGAATGCCGGGCTGATCCACATTGCATATGCATAGACCAGCTCTTTACAGACATACGTCCCACCATTGCGCCCCTGAATGGTGATGACAGGAATACTACGGGAATCTCCCGTAGTTTCTTCTTCCAATAATTCCACAAGAGCCTTCGTTTCAGGACGACGCATAAACTCGTGAACTTCCAGCGAACGGGAGGAGCGATTCTCACCAGCGGCAAGAAGAGCAGCTTTCTGAAGGTCGTTAAGACAGTAGTTAGATTCGAAGTACTGGCGCACAGAAACGCCATCAATTACAAGCAACTGATTCATTGGTTTCTCCACAAATTTTTATCCACGAGCGGGACTGCACTCCCTTTTCGTTGATGCAGGATGAACTTACTGCGATTTTTAATAGTTATCAAGGATACACTGTTCATAAATACAGTATCTTTAACGAGGTAATACCCAAATTTAGGGTGTTGCTCAATTCCGTTACCGAGTTGCTAATTTGCAACTCGCTTTTTCGTACTTACTGATAGTGATCTCGACCTTCCCCTCCGGGATAACCGGTCCCCACTCCACCAGCATTCTTTTCACCTGACTGTCGTCTTCCCACACACCCGCGTGGGTCAGGGCGTCAAACAGCGCCTTGTTATAGTTGTCCAGATCGCGGATCCGGTTATCCGGAGGAAACAACACGATCTCCACTGAAGCAGGTGCCGACGTTGGTTTCGGCAGACGACGTAACTGCTCAACTATTGCTGCACACGCCGCGCTCTGGAATTTTCGCCCCGCCGCGCTTATCAGGCTCTTACCAGCAAACGCCCCTTTGTTGGGGTGTCGCCAGTACGTGTTCACGCTGGGCGGAAAAGGCAGTATTAGCTTCATACTTTCAGGCCCCTCTCATGTAACCAGTGGGTTGCACGCAGCCTTGCGTTTTCCTCACCGGCAAGCAGTGCGCGGATAATCCCGACCGCCTCGCTGTCGTCGTCCTTCATCGCAGTATGAAGCGTTATCCCCCGGGCCACGCCACGCTTTATCGTGATGACGCCTTTTTTCTCCAGTGCGCGAAGATGCTCCACCGCTGCATTCACCGAACGGTATCCCAGCATGGTTGCCACCTCCTGATTGGTTGGCGGGAAGCCACGTTCTTTCTGATAAGAAATCAGCATATCCAGCACCTGCTGCTGGCATTGAGTTAACGTCGTCATGCCGCCATCTCCCTGACCAGTTTTTCCGCCTGCTGGCGAACCTGCGCCAGAAACGCCTCACCACATGCCTCAAGTTCATCGCGCCCTATGTAGCTGATTGCCGGTCCCTTCCAGGTCTTGTCGAAAACAGCAATAGCACCAGCGAAGAAAGCACCTGTTGGCACCTGCTTTTCGTCTTTCGGGATAAACCAGGCAGGCAGTTCAAAACCAATACGCCCGCGAATAAAAGCAATATGATCTGCATCTTCCGGCCACCACACTTCGCTGGTGGCAGCTTTGATCAGGAAAACATAGCGCCCGCCTTTATCACGCATGGCACTGGCATGTTTCATGATGTAACGCATGCCGGTGATGTATTGCCCCTCATGCTGACTGGCGCGGCTGTACGGGGGATTACCAAAGGCAGCACCTTTAAGCTCCGCAAGACGTTCAGACCAGTCATGCGCCAGCGCGTTGTCTTCCGCAGTGTAATAAGCGGCACATTTGGCGTTATCACCATCAGTGAACAGATCCAGAACAAACGGGCCAAACAGGGTGTTAATTCCCCAGAAAATGTTGTCCGGCGTGCGCCACTGATCGCCCACTTCCTTCAGTTCATGGGCTGGTTTGTTCCGCAGCTCCACCAGCGCCTGGCAATATTTATTACTCATTAAGCCCCCACGTAATTCCCTGACAGATACCACTCTTCACCCGATGCAGCGCGCTTGCTGCTTTTCCGTAAGCACCGCTCACGATGCGCCAGAAAATTGTTTCGTTCTGGCTGGGAGTGGCTTTCACGGAATGCCTCCATCCACACCGTTGCAGCTCGACGGAATAAGCCCCTGGACTCCAGTTCTTCCGCCTGGCGAGTCAGGCACAAAATCACCTGCGGGTCGTTAGTGCCGACACAGAAATTGCGCACAGGTCTGGTTTCACGAACTGGTTGTGGTTCCGGCTCCTGTGCTCTCTCAGTCAGGCGCGGGAAATGTCTGCGTGTATCTCCTTCACAACGGTGAGCCACACGCCCACTCTGACGTAACTTGCTTGCTGACTGCAGAACGCGCTGCCGTGAGTAACCTGCAAAAGCATCCGCAATGTCTCCGGAAGTACACCCCGGATGGGCTTCAATGAATTTCTGAACTTCATTCAAAAGACTCATGATCACCCCCTGAATCCTGCCGGGATCTGGCTGTAGTCCACGTTGTCGTAACTGGCTTTGAAGTACGGGTCCTCGCGTCTGGCTGCAGATACCGCAGGAACTTCCCAGGATTCTTCGAAATGACGATCCGGACCAAAGAACGTGACAGCCTGTTTCACAAATTGTGTGCCGCTGTTACCCATCGCAGATACCCAGCCCGCGTAGCGTTTCACACCTTCCAGCATGGTTTCGGGTTTTACCCCCTCATTCAAACGGGCTTTCCAGGCTTTGAAGGCTGCAGATTTTGAATTGCCACCAGCACGTTTGGGGTATGCCAGCCATGCCTGCTCAAACTCCGGAGAGTATTCCGGTCGGTTTGAACGAACTCGCACAGACTCATCAGCAGATGCACCAACAGCTATTGGTTCATTGACTGGTTCTTTGACTGGTTCAAAAGAGTGACTGGTTCTGGGTGAATCTCCTGCACCACCCCCTGGTGCAACTCCTGCACTACCTGGTGAATTTGCTGCACCAGATAGTGAATTATTTGCACTACCCCCTAGTGAATCTCCTGCACCATCAAGATGAAGGAGATAGATATTACTTGAGTTACCTTTTTCACCTTTCCGGGTGACTTTTTTTACCAGCCCGGACTCACAAAGGGCCGCAATATGATTCATCACAGAACGTTTGCTAATCTCGCACTGGTCAGCAATATGCTGGTAGCTGGGCCAGCACTCACCCTGATCGCTGGCATTATCAGCCAGCTTGATCAGAACCAGTTTTCGCAATGGATTACCCACTCGAATTTTCATCGCTTTAACCATCAGCTCCATACTCATGCTGCACCTCCGAGATGCTTCATGTTTTTTCCGGAGCAAAAGGCTATAAGCGGCATACTGATGCGGTAATTACGGCCCAGCGGTTCACAAATCACCTTCTGACATTCACGGTCAACCAGGCTAACACGTAGAACATGCCCTGCAGGCGTGGTGTACCACTGACCCGGACGAGGACAACGGAAAGTATGATTGGTAAACCGTTTGAAAATATTCCGGATCATTTGCGCCCCCTTACCTCTGAAGGGTTCAGCGACAAATTTATGAGACTGGCCAGTAGCGCCGCGTCGTTGATGCGGTCATACAGACTTACAGCCAGCGGGGATTCGGCTTTTGCCAACATGGGATAAAGCTGCTGCAGCCAGACCTGATGAATTGATGAAATGTAGGAATAGAGAACGCTGGCGTTATGTGCAACGTCGCTCAGTACAGAGGGATTTGAAAGCTGTTTCTCCATCTGGTTAAAGGCATTGATGTATGCCTCTTTGAACCGGGCAGCACGTTTCCCCGTGAAGCCCATGGCAAGAAACGCAAAACCGTCGCGGGTGATTTGGTAACAAGGGAGTTTGCGGCCTGTGCAATCGGTGTAATCACTGGGCTGAAAATTCAGCTCAGTGAATTCAACAGAGCACTCAAGCGTCTGGATTTTTTGAATAACGTTTTTGTGCTGCTTGCAGAAATATTCGGCAACGGCCAAAGAAGAGGTAACAGCCTTCCCATGGATAACATCAATTTTAGGGTGAGTTTGGGTAGGGGTGGTTGCCATAGTGACATCCTCATGTGCGAATTTTGAAAACTCACCACATGGGACGCCAATCACAGAGGTGGTGAGACGTACAGGGTTGGCGTAACCGGTCGCACATGACCCCGGCGCATCTTTCGATGCCCCTGCACGCCCCACCATAATTTGGATGTGAGGAAACGTGCGCAAAAAAACCGCTGAAGCGCGGTTATGCGCATGTGCGAATTTCAGGACGCCAATCCCGGCACCCGCTTTATAAGGTGCCTGAACAGTGTAACGTCCCGGAATTGCAGAATCAATATGCTGGTGGTCCTTCACACTCAACAAAATCACGCCTGAATTTCCACAAAGGACTAAAGCACTCATGCGGGTAGTCTTTGCGAAGATAGATAACGCGCTGTGTTTCTGGCTCCCAACGAATAACATGGACATAAAGCCCTCTTCCGTCACGAAACCAGCGGTTAAGTTCCTGCACAACTCGCCCCCCACAGTCAGGTAAAGTTCTCTGTGGTTACTTACAGCCAGGTGATTTGGTAATCTGCATTCATGCCGTAACAACAGGTGTTCAGCGACGCTGACCACCAGCTGTTGCGACAAACGGTTATTTGCCGTTAAACTATTCATGCGTTAGTTTCTCCACAACCAGAAGCAATCGACGCCACGACGCCCGGAGCTGCACACTCGCGGGCGTTACTCTTTTCTGGAGCGCAGAAGATTTTGTAGACCAGTGCTGCATGCTCCTGGAGCTTCGAAATTGAAAGATACAGTTCGTCGTTAATTGCTGTCTTCTCATGCGGTTCCACTACACCGTCTTCGATTGCTGAACGAATCTGTCTGGAATAACTGCCGATCTGTTCAATGACTTCCAGCAGGCGCTGGTTTATATCGGCGTTCTCTACTGCCTCAATTTCAGGAAGCGATACGAACACCCCACCAGCAGACTGTGCGACAGCATCCGCAATGTAGTGAGTGCCAGCCGCACGCTGTAAAACCATTGCCCATCCCAGCGGGAAAATCTGATCGCCATCTGCACGAAGGCGGTTGAATAATGCGTTCTCTGTTACATCCAGCCACTCAGCAGCTTCAGCGTAACCCCCCGGCAACGCCGCGATAGTTTTTCTGACAGCTTTCACGTACCACTCAGGCTGTTTTTCCACTTTCCAGTGATGATTACCCACGGCTTACCTCCTGTTCCTGTGGTTTAAACCCATTCTGGTTTTGGCTAGATTGAAAACGTGCCGGATAAAGAATCTGCATTTCGCTGATTTCACCCTTAAAAAAATTGGCCAGACGTTCTGCAAGATCGATAGATGGAATTTGTTCCAGTCTTTCAATACGACTCAGCGTCGCTGGATTGACCTGAACGCCCGCAGCAACATGCTGCAAAGTAAATCCGTGCGCCTTACGCACATTCCGTAATGGTGATTGCATATAACCTCCACATATTGCGTGATGAGCATATTATTTCACGCAAATATTTTGCGCAAGTTGATTTGCTTAACGCGCAATAAAGAAATGTAATAAACGCATGAACATAGGAAACCGAGTCAGACAACTTCGCCAGGCGAAGAACATGAAAATCGCCGATCTCGCTGAAGCAATAGGAGTGGATGCGGCGAATATCTCACGCCTGGAAACAGGTAAGCAGAAACAATTCACTGAACAAGCCCTGAGTAATATTGCCAGGAGCTTAGGTGTTGATATCGCTGATCTCTTTACCTCAGACGTCAAAAGTAATACTGTATGTAAAAACAGTATTGGTGAGGATGTTGCGCAGGTGAAGGATGTATTCCGTATTGAAATGCTGGATGTCAGTGCCAGTGCGGGAAATGGCCTTATCCAGGGCGGTGATGTCATTGATGTGATTCATGCCATTGAATACAGAACTGATAATGCTGTATCGATGTTTGGCGGACGGCCAGCCAATCACATTAAAGTTATCAACGTTCGTGGGGACAGTATGTGTCCAACCATTGAGCCAGGAGATCTCATCTTCGTTGATATCAGTATCAATCAGTTTGATGGAGATGGTATATATGTATTTGGTTTTGATGATAAAATTTACGTCAAACGACTGCAAATGATACCTGATAAACTGCTGGTAATTTCTGATAATCAGATTTACCGCGAATGGGGAATTACCAGCGAAAACGAACATCGGTTTATGGTCTTTGGAAAGGTCTTAATCAGTCAGTCACAAACCCTTAAGCGACACAATTAACCCCTACCTCAACATCAATTAGCCACCAGAAGGTGGCTTTTCATTACCCACCAAATTGCATATCTCGCAATAAAAACACTTGCATAATGCGCAACTTCATTTTATCTTTCTTTCCAGACATACAAACAAGGTACTAACAAAATTTGGTTGTAACACGGCGTATGGCACATGCGTCGTTAGCGGTCTGGTGACGTTAAAGGGGACAATCCACTCCTTGCTCGGGCAAACAAACCAGGTAGCCGGAATGTGCAAGTCAATGATGATGCTGATAAGACGCCTAACCAGCGTGGCGATCCGGTTTGACGCCTGGGAAGAGACCAGGGTGCAACGATGAGGGCATTTATGGAACCGCGACAAAGTGTGGTGCCGTAACTGGCTAAGTGCTCTCAGCGTTGTGGTAATCCGCGAAATGGCGCGGCGGTAAGTATGGCGGGGGTACTCTTTCCCCGTTGAGGACACCGGATTGTCAGGTTGACCATACGCCTGAGTGACAACCCCACCACAACAGCCACTGCTTTGGCGGTACCAGTTTGTACCCTTGCTTCCGGCTGGTACCGCTCTTTTTACAAAACAGAGAAGAGCATCACCGGACGACGGGCTCATAACCCAATCCATCCGGGCGGCTGTCACCGCAGGTGTTCTTCTCTGTTTTGTGGAGAAACCAACCGACCTTGCAGGGTCGGTATGATGAGGAGCAGCAAAATGGCTAGCGTACGCAGTACTGATGTGCAGGTATTTATCGTAGAACTGGACGGCGGCGTATTTGAAACCAAACTCGGCGCAGTTCTCAGTGAAGTCGCTTCCGGTGTGATGAACACGAAAAACAAAGGTAAAGTCTCGGTCAATCTGGACATCGAACCGTTTGATGAGAACCGTGTGAAAATCAAACACAAACTCTCATATGTTCGCCCGACTAACCGCGGGAAAATCTCCGAAGAAGACACCACCGAAACGCCGATGTATGTCAATCGAGGTGGTCGCCTGACTATTCTGCAGGAAGACCAGGGACAATTACTGACTCTTGCCGGTGAACCTGACGGAAAACTCCGCGCAGCAGGTCATTAATATCGTTCTTAATTAACTGATTATTTATCTCATCACTGAATATCTTAATATAGTGAGGACTTATTATGTCTCAGAACTTAGACGCAACCGCAATTAATCAAATCCATGCCCTTATTTCTGCTCAGGGTGTTAATGAAATTATCAGTAAGATTGGTGCCGATGCTGTGGCATTGCCTGAGAATTTCCGCATTCATGATCTGGAAAAATTTAATTTAAATCGCTTCCGTTTCCGTGGTGCGCTTTCCACTGCCAGCATCGATGACTTTACCCGTTATTCTAAAGATCTTGCAGATGAAGGCACCCGCTGCTTTATCGATGCCGATAATATGCG